GTGTTTTGTTTATCTATTCCAGGTGCAAAATTAACTCTTGTAAGAGGCATAGTTCATCCCCCTACGCAGTGTTTGTTTTGAAAGCCCAGCCACGAGTTGCATCAACGTATACTAAAGTTATAGCTTGACCATTTGTTGATAAAGTTAGGTTAGAAGCAGAGCTATTTATATTGTGACCATTTCTATTTATGATTAAATTATTAGATTGAAAAGTTCCTCTAGCATCTACTATAACTATCTCATCACCAGTTGCCGCTGAGGTAGGAAGTGTAATTGTAATTCCAGCAGTCGTTGTATTTGTTAAAAGTTGGTCACCAGCTACTGCAATATATGTTGTTACCGAAGCTGAGTTCACAGTTCCATAACCTTTTGATAACAGTCCTAGTTTCATGTTTGTGCCGTCTGACACAACTGCAACAGACGCACCTATTGGAATAGGGATACTAGTCCCACTAGCTGTTTGCACAGATAGAGAAAAGAGTGTGGAACCACTACCTCTAGTCGTAGAGTCTTTTACAATAATAGATCTTTCTGCACCGCTAGGCATAATTAAAGTTCTATTACCAGTTAAAGTCCCAGTTAATTCGTAAAAAGCATTTTTACCATCAGAGGTTGCACCATTAGTTAAAGTAAGTGTAACATCTCCAGAGGCCATGGATTGACTTAAATATCCTGTGGCTGATTGTTCTAAAATTTGTAAGTTTGTATTTGTTATTGTTCCCCATAGACCAGCTTTTTCACCGGTTGCTATAAGTTCTAATTTTGTATCTGTAGAAAAACTTGATGCCATATTAATAAGGTTCTATTGGTGTCCAGACCATAGTTGCGCCTGGCACTACTGCACTCCATGTTATCGCCGTAGCGTCCTTTGTAGCTAAAGTCAATGCACTACCAGTAACGTCTACATTTGCTGCTGCAGTCACTGTAACAGTACCTGTAGCCATAGTCAATGCGTTTCCAGAAACTGACATATTGGCGTCTGCTGAAACTACAGCTGTTCCGGTAGCCAAGGTTAGTGGGCTTCCTGTAGGGCTTAAATTAGCCTCTCCAGTTATTGATAATGTACCAAAACCAAGTGTTAATGGACTACCTGAAACGTTCTCAGTAATAGAATCAGCTGTAATACCGATACTACCTATCGTTAATGTTAACGATGTTTTAGTAACTGTGATAGTTACGTTTCTATCCTCAGCTGCTGTTGCAAACGGAAACTCTGAAAATGCACTTAATCCTAACATAATTTATCCTTAAACAGGAGAGAGTGTGGTGTTATGGTGGTGACACTCTCCCCAGTATAAGGATATATCACTTTTTAAACCAAGCAGGAAGCCCTAAATGTGGTCTAGTATCGTTTATATTTTTATCAGCATCCTTAGATTTTTGATCGTTATAATGTAAAAATACTTGGGCGCAGTTATCACCTTGAAACTCTTCTCTCCAATGTTCTAATTCCATACCTCTATAAACTAACATATCGCCAGGCTTTAGATTAACTAAAATACCTTTATTTTGACTAGATACGGTTATTTTTTTACCATCAGGTATACCAACATTTTTCTTTGGCTCTAAATGTATTGGCCAAGGATCACCTCCAAGATTAAGTGTTGTTGATATCTCACAACTAAATCTGTCCTTGTGTCTATGTAATACGTCACCAGGTTTATATATTCTCGCGTAAGAATATGTAGGATATAATTTTAATCCTGTCTTTTTCTCCATGATAGGTAAAGTTCTCATTAACAAAGTTTCCATAGCTATGTCTGCATAGTGAGAATATGTATTTGGAACTTGTTGATCATTCCATACACCAAACTCTGTTGTAAACTGTGAAATGTATCTAGTATCAAACAAAGTTCTTGCAACCTGCCTTTTAAGTAAAAAGTAATTATAACAAAACTCTGCTATATCTTTAGGCACGGCTTCTTTAATTACACAATATTTATTTTTTTTAAAACTCATTGATAAACTATATTCCCACTTACTATTGTTTTTTTATTATCTCTAGACGGCAGTGACTCATGTGGTATAGCACCTAAAAATATTAAACATTTTCCTTTTACTGGTTTTACTCTGTGTTCATTTAATTGCACATATGGATAACCTATGTTTACAAATCTAGTATCTCCAGATTTACTTCCACAATCTACATAAAGAATAAAAGAATAATTATTTTTACCAAGAGAATGACAATGAATGTCGTGATGATCACTAATAGAGTATTTTTGAAACCACATATATTCTATAATATTTTTTTCTCTCTTTAATATTCTACCTACATAATTTACATATTCTTGTAAATAGTTTTTTATTTCATCAAACAATTTTTTATTAATAGAGTTATCATAATTAGATTTAAGATGTTTATATCTTGTTAATTTTTGTTTTTTAACTTTGTTGTATAATTTATTATCTATAGGAAGAGTTGTTTCAAATATAGATTGTGTAAAATCATTTATTTGTATTTTCATTTTTATCACTCCTCTCTTTTGATATTGCTGTTTCAACGACTTTAATATTCCAATGTATAAATCTAAATGGTTCTAAACCTGGATCTACTGCAAACTGATGTGGAACATAACCTGGAAATACAATCATGGTTCCTGGCTCTGGTTTATAGTGCACTTGATTGGCAGCTAAAGTTATTTTATTAGGATCTTTTTGAAAAAGTCTAGTCATCTCTGCACCAGGTCTTGGATCGTGAAAAATTGGATATGATGTTTTTTCACTACATTTTAAAAAATAAAATCCTGATACATGTTGATTCCAATGAACATGAGTATCATGATGTCCTCCACCCTTTTCGCTAAACTCTTGCACCCAAAATTCTGTGAAATGTAAACTATGATTTTGTAAATTAAATCCTTGCCAATCTAAAAACTCATAAGATCGTTGTCCTATAAATTGAACTAAATCTTTAATTTTAGGATCGTTTGAAAAACTTTCACTATGTTTTGATAAACCAAATGTGCCTATATCTTTTTTCCATTTAGGTTCATTTTTTAATTTATCTTTTAAAAGCTTATCAGCATTTTTAATATATTTATCTGTTACTTTAATTGCATTTTTAAGAAACATGGGTGCTTTTGCAATCCATACTGGTGTTTGAAAATAGAATGAAGATTGAAAATCTACATGTCCTTTTGGTTTATTACTTCCGCCTTGTATCATATTATTTAAAAGGATAGCCAAGATTCCATATTACTAAGCTATGCCTTACTCCTTTCGTTACTGGTTTAACTCTGTGCCATACAAAAGAGGGAAACACAACCAAAGAGCCTTTTGGTAATATTTGATCACATGTATGAATATTAGGTTTTTTATCAGGATCTAAATTCCTAAGATCAAACTCTAACTCTCCGCCTTTGTATTCTTTTGGATCTGTTAAACTAACCGTTACAGATAGTTTTCTGATCTTACCTTTTGTTGGTCCTTCTTCTACATAAGGTTTATCCCAACTATCAGCATGCCAATCATAATATTGACCTTTTTTATATATTGTAAATTGACAAGATTCAGAATAATCCCATTCAAAATTCCAACCTGCGTTTTGATTTGCCATATGAACATAAGGTTGAATTTCTTTGTATATCCATCTATCGTTCATCCAAACAATATTTGAATCCCTTTTCTTTTGTAAATCTTTTATTTCATCTTTATTAAGAGGATTTTTACTTAAATCTCTATCTCTACCAAAACCTCCTGTAATAGCCATAATCTCTCTGTTCTTTTCTGCTTTACCATATTGCACAATCATGTCACAAATTCTTGGCGGTATTACAGATTGAAAGTACCAGTAGTAATTAGATATATTCATAGTTAATTGTTAAAGTTACATTTAATTTATTAGAAGTATTGGCTGAAAAACAATACCTGTTAGTGGCTGGAAACATTATAAAATGATTATTTTTCATGGGTATGTGCCAAGTTCTATTTTTTCTTCTGTTATCATCATATTCAATAATACATTCTGAAGAATCTTCTTGAATATCAACACCATAAATAAATGTGTAATCTGATGAGTTACGTAAGTCAACAGGATCAACTTGATGTCTTGTCCAAGATTTTTCTTGAGGACGCATAACATTACCGTGCATAGTCTTAGTTACTAAACTATAACCATATTCAACTCTCCAATGATCTCTGATATAATCTTGCAACCATTGTAAAGGTTGAGAAAAAGGTACTCGATAATCTTGATAAGAGTAATCTTTATTATTTTTACTAATTCTATTTTCTTTTATGTAAGATGAAATGATATTGTTTTTTATTTGATCTTGGTCAATTTCAAAGCCGGTTGGCATTGACACTTCGCCAGTATATACATCAATTTCAGACAGCACCACCTTCTGCATAAATTATTTTTCTATTTTATTCCAGCTCCCGTTTGCTTCGTCCCACTCATACGTATGAGTTAATCCTTCTTCTTCTGATAACTCTGGAGCATCACCTATAGGCGACTGCCATCTTGCTTCTGCTGTATTAAGAACCCAACTAGCATAAGGTTTTTTTGGTAAGAACATATCATTGTCCTCATCATAAATGTATCCTATACCAGCATAGTTACCTCTAAATGCTTTAGAGTCATCACCTGATTTATGTTTATTACCGTAAGTATTATAAGATGTTCTTTTCCAAAGAGGCCAGCTATGGATATTTTCCAAAAACTGTCTGCCTACTTCTTCATCTTCAATACCATCAGCATTTTTACAATCTTTATCA